TTAAATGTGATGGGGTTTTTTACCATAGATGAAGAAACGAACACTTTTTACCAAAAACGGTTATCAAAAGAGCGCAAATATGTTACCGAAAAGTCAAACACCCAGAGAAATAATGTTAATGCTAGATGGTTGAAAACAAAAGAAACTACTGATACCACGGTAATACCAACTGCATACCAAACTGATACCCCCACACCCACACCCACACCCACACCCATAGGTAAGAAGGCCGCGCCAAAGAATGGCGCTAGGATTTCACCAGATTGGAAGCCAAGCGAAGCCAACAAAGAGTACGCAATAAGCAAAGGATTCCACAACGGACAAATTTTAACTATTGCAGACAAATTCTTAAATTATTGGCTTGGCGCAACAGGTAAGAACGCCATAAAATTAGATTGGGATGCTACATGGCGAAACAAGGTGATAAATGAAGCTGAACGGCTTGCACCAAAACAAGATGAAATCGGGGATAGAATACGATGAATTATATTGGTCAACAGAAGGCAGAAGAATTATACAGCGAATTATTAGGAAGTGATGAAGAATTTCTTGAGAGTTTAAAATCTGATGCTGAGAAAGCAGGGCAAGGAATAAAAACAGATATTCGTTTACACAGTGTAGACAATAATGGAACGCACACACCATTTGACTTATACATACCTAAATACGCAATTACAGGCGTTGTCGCTCGCACTGGCGGTGGTAAAACAACTTTACTTACTAATCTAGCGGTAAGAATGACAATGGCTGGTGCTAGTGGTTTATATGTAACCCTGGAAGAACCAGCCTTTGCCATAACAGCTAAGATGTTAGCAAGTTACTCAGCATATAAAAATCAAAGCTACAGCATGAACGCAATTACAACAGGCGCAGCAATAAAAGCCATAGCTGGTAAATCTGTTGTTGAAGACATGGAAGGATTTAAAAAAGATGTATTGCGGTTGTGTAGACCCATTGATGCTAATAAATTAATTGATAAGGAGCATTTGGAAAGCCCAACATTGTTATATCAGCCTCAATATATTGCTGACATAATTGCATATATAAATGCTGATATGGGAGAAAATAATTTAGATTTTGTGCTAATTGATTTTGGTCAGCTATTAGAAACTGTTGGAGCAAATAACGATAATTCATATCAGCGTATGAAGGCTGTAATGATGGCACTTAAAAATTTAGCTGGTACAGGCATTGCGGTAATTATTGGCGCACAGATGAAACGTGAAGTTGCAAGTGAGTGGGTTTTTGATTGGCAACCAGAAGCGATAAGAGATGGATCTGACTTGGAGCAAGCGTGTTCAATGATTATTGCAATAGGCAGGGATCAGAAACAAAAGGACATTGACCAGCGCGATGTAATACGATTGTTAAAGAACCGTAACGGACGTAAGCGGGTTGGTGGGATGCTGACAATAGACTTTGAGCATAACTACATCCCAACATTAACTGAACAGCCAACGGAAAAAGCATTATGAATTTACCAGATGATTACATACTGATACGCGCTGACGAAATAGCAAAAGACACGGTACGAACCGCTTACAACCTGGCGTGTGAGATTGATGGATTTAACGATAAAGAAAGCGTTGCTAAGATGTTTCAACGGGTACAGATGTTTATTGCTAATTTGCAAAACGAATTAATGGCTATTGAACTGTCTGGTTTATCAAATTCACACACGATTGAAGGTGCAACAAAGGCGCAATTTGCTGGAGCGGCATTTGATGAGGCGCGAAAAGTAATGCAGCATTTTAAAGAAGTTTATTTACCTTATACTAAAAAACAATGGGCTAAACTAGACAATTAAAATAAATTAGTTTAATTATAATATATTACCTCTCCCTGACTACCCCCCTGATCTTTTTCCCCGATTGGATTGGGGGGGCTTTTAAAAACATAAAAGGCTATTTAATTGAAAATTAAACAAACGCCGATAGATGAGTTGATACCATACGCATTAAACTCAAGAACACACAGCGATGAACAAGTAGCACAAATCGCTGCATCCATTAAAGAATTTGGTTTTAATAACCCTGTATTGCTAGACAAAGAAAATGGTATTATCGCAGGGCATGGCAGAGTATTAGCCGCCCGTAAGTTAGGGCTTAAAGAAATACCAACGATTGAGTTATCACATTTGACTGATACACAGCGCAAAGCATACGTTATTGCAGACAACAAACTAGCGTTAAATGCAGGGTGGGATGATGATTTGTTAAAGTTGGAAATGCAAGGGTTAGGCAACGAAAAATTTGATTTAACATTAACAGGTTTTAGTATTGAAGAATTAGATGGGTTGTTTTTTGAGCCTAATTTTGAATCTGGTAATGAAGATGACCAAGGAGATCTAGACAAATTAGATCCAAAAATGGTTGTGTGTCCTCACTGTGGTGGGAATTTTGATTTGAGGGACAATGGCCAAGGCTAAACTTAAACTTGATTGGGCAACACACAAAGCTGCAAAATATGCTTGTGAAAATTGGCATTACAGCCAAGCTACTCCTGTCGGCAAATTAGTTAAAGTTGGTGTTTGGGAAAATGATAAATTTATTGGTGTTGTTATATATGGTAGAGGTGCAACGCCAAATCTGCTCAAACCGTTTGGGTTAAATGCTGATGAAGGGTGTGAACTTGTTAGGATCGCATTAACCACTCATACAACTCCAGTTAGCAGAATATTAGCAATTTCACTTAAATTTTTAAAACAAAAATGCCCTGATTTGCGTTTAGTTGTTTCATATTCAGACGAAGACCAAAATCATCATGGCGGTATATATCAAGCAACTAATTGGGTGTATAACGGTTTAAAAAATGCAAACACAAAAGGAGCTTTTATAATCAATGGTAAAAAAACACACCCTAAATCTGTTCATTCTAAAGGCGTTAAACAAAATTTAAAAGAAGTGCAAAGATTACTAGACCCAAATGCCACAATATTTTATACAAAAGGCAAGCATAAATATTTAATGCCGTTAGATTTTGCCATGGTTGAGCAAACAAAAATATTAAGGCAACCATACCCAAAGCGTGAAAAGCAAGCGATGGATACTTTCCAAGTATCACAGCGACGGGGTAGCACCGATCTTCACGCTCCACCTATTTCCCCCATATAAAAGAAATGAAAAATGACTAGAACCCCACCCCCAATAAAGCAGCCGTTTAAACCAACAGATGATGAACGTAGGTTAGTCGAACAAATGTGTGCTGTTGGCATACCCCAAGAATCAATATGCTTAGTTGTTCGTGATGGCATTGATGACAAAACACTACGCAAGCATTTCCGCAGGGAGCTAGACACGGCAAAGATCAAAGCTAATGCCAAGATAGGCGGCACGTTGTTTAACAAGGCCGTAAACGGAGATACAACGGCTGCAATATTTTGGGCTAAAACGCAAATGGGCTGGAAAGAAACAAACGTGAGCGAACACACAGGAAACGTAAGCATGATTGAGAGAGTTATTGTCGATACTCCAGATACCAACAGCTAAAGTATTTAAACCTTTATTAAAGCCAAGCCGCTACCGTTGCGCTCATGGGGGCCGTGGTAGTGGGAAGTCGCACTTCTTTGCTGGTTTAATGGTTGAAGAATTGTTGCGCTATCCAAATAAAAGATTTGTTTGTGTTCGTGAAATACAAAAATCTTTGAAAGAAAGCGCATATCGTTTAATCGTTGATAAAATTAGTCACTATGGTTTATCTAATCAATTTCGCGTTTTAAATGATCGTATTGAAACAGCACAGGGTGGTTTGATTTCATTTATTGGTATGCAAGATCATACAAGCGAGTCTATAAAAAGTTTAGAGGGATATTCAGCGTGGGTTGAAGAAGCGCAAACCATGACAACTAAATCGTTAGAGATGTTAAGGCCAACTATTCGTGTTGATGGGTCTGAAATATGGTTTAGCTGGAACCCACGTTTGTCATCTGATCCTGTAGATAAATTTTTACGAGGTGATAGCGTTCCACCAAATACCACGGTTGTTCAAGCAAATTATGCAGACAACCCTTGGTTTCCTAAAGAGTTAGAAGGAGAGCGTGAGTTTGATAAAGAACACCGCCCAGACCGATATGGTCATGTTTGGCTAGGAGAATATGAACCACAAGCTGTTGGTGCTATTTGGACAATGCGCGATATAAACGAAACTAGAGTGCAAGAACAACCTAACGATTTAAAGCGAATAGTTATTGGTGTTGATCCTGCAATCTCAAGCAAAGAAAACGCAGACGAACACGGCATTATTGCTTGCGGAGTTGCAGACACTGGACATGGATACGTTTTAGAAGATGCCAGCACAAAAGGAACGCCAGAGAAATGGGGGCGCAGAGCAATCGCTTTATATGATTATTACCAAGCAGACGCTATAGTTATTGAAAAAAATCAAGGCGGAGAAATGTGCAAACACGTTATTGACAGCATCCGCCCCGGCATCCCTGTTATCCTAGTCCATGCGTCAAGAGGCAAACACGTTAGAGCCGAACCTATTAGTGCATTGTATGCGTTAGGCAGAGTACACCACGTTAAAAACAGCCCAGAACTTGAAGCTCAAATGTGCCAAGTTACTGCGCAAGGATATGAGGGCCAAGGTTCACCTGATCGTGTAGACGCATTAGTGTGGGCAATGACAGAATTATTTCCAGATATTAAAGGCCGACAAAATGTATCTAATAGACAATTTGTTGCGGAAATGGATTACGATGTTACCAGTTATGAAACCAACAATTATCATGGGCGGCAAACTGTAGCCTTATGAAATTAATGGTAATTAATAATGATTAGAAAAATGGTAATTAGTGACATACCTTTAATGATTTCATTAGGTGCAGAAATGCATCAAGAAAGTCGATATTCTAATTTAGATTTTGATCCAAATCGGTTATGGTCATTGGGCGAACAGATAATAAAAACTCCTGACAATTACCTTGCGGCAGTTTACGAAAAAAATAATAAAATTGTCGGGTTTTGCGTTGGATATGTAGCCCCGCATTTTTTTGGCAATGATCTAACAAGCGGTGATTTTGCCATTTACGTTTTGCCAGAGCATCGTAAAGGCATGGTTGGCGTAAAGCTAATAAAGACATATGACGAATGGTGTGTGGCAAAAGGCGTTAAAGAACCAATGCTTGGAGTCTCTGCTGGCATTACTCCAGAACGCATTGGCAAACTGTATAAACGTATGGGCTACACTGAAACATATACAATTTACAAAAAACCAGAGAAAACAAGCTGAAATTTTTTAATTAATAGACAGAAGCCTTCTTAAATGTTATTGATTGTCAATCTTTTAATTTTGTTTAACAAGGGAAACTATTATGGGCGGGATGTTTTCACCACCAAAATCTTCACCTCCACCTCCACCACCACCACCGCCTCCAGCGCCAGAAAAATCAGCAACAGAGGTTCGTGCAGCAGAAACAGAAAGCCGTAAAAGAGCCGCCGCTGCTAGAGGCAGAAGCTCAACAATTTTGACAGGCCCAACTGGTGTTTCAGACACTGGGCAAGCTGGCGGCAAAAAAACTTTGTTAGGTCAATAAATGGTAGATACGGTGCGAACTAAAGCTGACCTCGTTTCTAATTTATTCCAAGACGGACAAGCAGCTAATGCAATAACTGCAAATGATATTAGAGATTTAATCGTCAGTTTGCAGCCTAGTTTTGGCGAATGTTCTATGCAAGGCAACAGCACTGGGACAACAATTTCGGGTGCTGGTACATATGTTAAGATTGGTGGGACTACAGCGTTATCTGGAAATGAATTGTTGTTCGACAACAATAGCACAAATACAGGCCGACTGCGTTACATTGGAGCGCCTAATAAATTAGTAACTTTTAGTGCATCTGTATCGCTTAGTGCTGCATCAAATAACCAAATTGTTTCTTTAAAAGGCTGGCATTATGATACAAGTGGATCATCTGGTTCTTTAATTGATGAAAGTTTAGTTACCAGAAAGATAAGTGCTTCTGGGGAATTAGGTGCAGTCGTTGTTCAAGGTAGTGCTGTATTAAGTGTAAACGATTATCTTGAAATCCATGTTACTAACGAAACTTCAACAGCTGCTGTTACCGTTGATGATTTTAACTTTCGTGCAATCGCACTTCCAACAGTTTAGGCAAGAATATGATTGACCATGACCAAGTTGTTCATTTGTGCAAACGCAAAGGAAAACTAAAGGCAGAACGAGGATCGTGGGAAACGCATTGGCAAGATTTAGCTAATTTTGTTTTGCCAAATTCAGCAGATTTTAATTTAAAACGATCAAAAGGTGACAAACGATCAACATTAATTTATGATAGCACTGGTGTTCATTCAAACGAAATGCTTGCAGCTGGCTTGCATGGGATGCTTACAAACCCTGCATCAACGTGGTTTGGTTTGCGCACTAAGGATGACCCAGAAAAAATTGAAGAACAAGCAGAAGTAAAAGATTGGCTAAAAGAAACAACAGACGCAATTTTATCTGAACTTTCTGCGCCAGCTGTAGCTTTTCCATCACATATTCACGAATACTATTTGTCGCTTTGTTCTATAGGCACTGCCTGTATGTTTATTGGCGAGCCAACTACTCGCACAGGCGTTAGCTTTCGCGCTATTAACATAGAAGAAATATATATTGCAGAAAACGCAGATGGAATAATTGACACAGTTTTCCGTAGTTTTAAAATGACTGTACGACAAATTGTACAAAAATGGGGCGAAAAATCTTTATCACCCCGCATAGCAAGATTGTATGAGAAAAAAGAATTTGATAAAGAAGTTGAATTATTGCACTGCGTGTATCCCCGTGAAGACATAGACAAAAGCAAAAAAGCTGCAACGATGTTGCCTGTTGCATCTATTTATTTAGATGAAAAAGACAAACACGTTTTAGCAGAAGGTGGCTTTGATGAAATGCCATATATGGTTTCGCGTTGGTCTAAAACAGTAGGCGAAGTTTTTGGACGCTCCCCTGCTATGACAGCGTTGCCAGATATTAAGATGTTACAAGAAATGATGAAGACAACAATCAAAGCAGGGCAAAAGATTGTTGACCCCCCCTTATTAGTTCCTGACGATGGTGTTCTTGGCCCCGTTAGAACGGTTCCTGGTGGCTTAAACTATTATCGTAGCTCAACAGGGGCGCGAATAGAACCACTGCTAACAGGCGGCAATATTCCAATTAGTTTCCAAATGATGGAAGATTTGCGCAGTCGTATTCGTATGACGTTTTTTCTTGACCAGCTTCAATTCCAAGGTGGCCCACAGATGACGGCTACGGAAGTCATTGAGCGCACAGAACGCACACTGCGTTTGCTTGGCCCAACATTAGGCAGATTGCAGTCTGAGTTCCTTGGCCCAATGATTGAGCGCATATTCGGTGTACTTTCTAGAGCAGACAAATTGCCGCTTGCCCCTGAGATTTTACAAGATCAAGAGTTAAATATTGAATACGTTTCTCCACTTGCTAGGGCGCAGAGACAAACAGAAACGCAAGGCATTATGCGAACGCTTGAATTTGTTGGCCCTATTGCTGGCATGGATCCACAAGCTGCACAAATTGTTAAAGGCGCCGACATGGTGCGTCATATAGCTGATTTAAATGGGGTTCCACCACTGCTATTAAAATCAAATGATGATTTAATGGAAGAAGCAAAGGCACAGCAGGAGGCAATGGCTGCGCAACAGCAAGCAATGGCGGCACAGCAACAAATGGCGCAAGGTGCAGAAGTTATGGATATGATGCAGAAAGGTGCAAATGTTGCCAAAACAGCAAAAGAAGCAGGCCTTAACATTGTCTAAGGTTTCAAAGGACGATTTCCGTTTAGTATTTTCAACGGAAGAAGGCAAAAGAGTTTTATCCCATATTTGTCGTGAATGTGGGGTTTTAAGGCCATCATACGTTTTAGGTGAAACAGTAGAAAACACTGTTTTTAATGAAGGTATGAGAAATGCTGCGTTAATGATACTTACAGCATTAGACGAAACACCAGAACGATTTTTAAAACTTACTCAGGAGATTACAGAAAATGCCTAACGATTCCGCACCTGTCGAAACGGCAGATAATGCGCCAGAAGTTAGCGAAACAATAACAGAAACTTCAAGCGATGATTGGCGTTCTACATTATCTGATGACATTAAAGACGATCCAAACTTTTCTAAATTTAAAGATGTTAATTCGTTAGCCTCATCTTACATTAATCTTCAATCACATTTAGGACGCGACAAAATAACAAAGCCTGTTACTGAAAGTGATTGGGACGATGTTTATGAGTTTCTTGGCAGACCAGAAACACCAGAAAAATACGAAGTAGCGTTACCTGATGAATTGCCAGATCAAATTAAATCTCAATTTAGTGAAGAAAATTTAACTTCATTTAAACAAGAAGCGCATAAGCTAGGCTTGAATAGTGAGCAAGTTAAAAGCCTTGTTGCATGGCAAGCTGGCAATATGGGTTCTCAATATGAAGCTATGAATGAAATGCAAGGGCAATCGCTAGAGCAAGGTGAACGTGCTTTAAAAGATGAATGGGGTCGTGCTTACGATCAAAACATTGATTTTGCAAAGAAAGCTTTTTCTGAATATGGCGGTGATGCTTTAGCAGCAAAAATGGAATCAAGCGGATTAGGTAATGACCCAGACGTTTTAAAAGCGTTTGCTAATATTGCTAAAGCTACAATGGCTGACAAAGACTTGGTTGGGCCAGCACCAGGAGCCAAGCACGTTATGACTCCAGAAGAAGCTAAATCAGAAGCTGCTACTTTAATGTCTCACTCAGCATATATGGATAGAAGACACCCAGAACACACTGCTTTATTGCGTAAAGTTGAAGATTTGTTTGTGCAAGCGTATCCAGATGATGCAGCATAATGGAAGAATCAATATTAAAGTTACAATGTTTGCAGTTGGCCCATACTGGATCACCTGATATTTCTATTAAAATAGCGGAAAAATATTTTAATTGGATTGTAGACAGACAGCCAGACAAGCAACTAAATGACCAGCCAAAACGTGGTCGCCCGTACAAACAAAAATAAATAGAAAGAGGCTCGCTTTGGCGGGTTTCTTTTTTTGTTGTTCACATTAGGTAAATGTGTGCTACATTGTTCTTGCCTTTTATATAAATGGATAATTCTAAACGGAACCCATGCAAGCACGAAGGCAGCTTGGGCCGTCCTAGACGATAACCCTTAAATATCTGTTTTAACCTTTAAGGAGAAATCCGTATGTCTATCAATGTGACTACGGCCTTCGTCGAACAGTATAGTGCTAACGTACAGCATCTTGTACAGCAAGATGGTTCCAAACTACGTGGCATGGTTCGTGAAGAAGCCGTTGTCGGTAAGAACGCATTTTTTGAGCAAATTGGCGCAACTGCCGCTCGTCGCCGTCCTTCCCGACACTCTGACACCCCCAGAATCGACACGCCTCATTCGCGCCGTCGTGTATCCCTAGAAGATTTCGATTGGGCAGACCTAATTGATGATGAAGACAAAGTAAGGATGCTAATTGATCCCACTTCACAGTATGCGCAAGCTGCTGCTAAAGCTATGGGTCGTGCAATGGACGAAATCATAATTGATTCCGCTCTTGGCACTGCATTTACTGGGGTCTCTGGATCAACATCTACAGCTGCACAAACAGCTTTAGGTGACCAAACATCTAATATGAACTTAGATTCTCTTTTAGCTATCAAAGAAAATTTTGATGGCAACGATGTTCCCGACGAAGGTCGTGTCATTGTTTGTACTTCTTCACAGATCAAAAGTTTGTTGAACACGACAGAGATTCAATCTGCCGATTTTAACACTGTAAAAGCTTTAGCTCGCGGTGAAGTCGATACGTTTATGGGCTTTAAATTCATTTCTGTTAATGGTCTGCGTACTGACGGTTCTAAGTTAATCCCAGTGGCAAGCAGCAACCGTCGTTGTTTTGCTTTCCAAATGGATGGGCTATTGCTTGGCGTTGGAAACGATATGACTACAAAGATTTCGGAACGTGCTGATAAAAACTATGCAACTCAAGTCTTTTGCTCAATGGCAATAGGTGCGACACGCATGGAAGAATCACGTGTTCTTGAAATTCCATGTTCAGAATAGGAGATTAAATCATGGCTGTTTTATATAGTGCAGAAATGGATGGTCTCTTGAACTCTGTTCCAGTGAGCCTTCCATCTGGTGGCATTGTTGATGGTAACGTGCGTGTTAAACGTGCAACCATTACTCTTGCTTCACAGGGAACATCCGACACGATTGTAGTCGCTAAAGCCAAAGCTGGTGAAGCGTTTTTATATGGTGTCTTAAACGCTAGTGCGACACTAGGTAGCAGTGCAACTGTTGCTATTGGTGTAACAGGCACTGTTGGTAAATACAGAGCAGCGGCAACACACACCGCTGCAAACGTACCAACATTGTTTGGTGTTAATGCTGGAGTAGCAACTCTAGCAGCTGAAGAAGAAATCTTTATCACGATTGCAAGTGCAGCACTTCCAAGTTCTGGCACTTTAATTGTAGATATGTATTTTTCTGCAACTTGATGCTTTTGGGAAGGAGAGGGTTTAGGCTCTCTCCAACCTAATTTGGAGGCAACATGGCAACATCTGTAGTTCAGATCGTCAACAATGCACTAATTAAAATTGGTGCAAATGCAATAATATCATTAACAGAAGATAGTGAAGCGGCAAGAGCCGCTAATGTCATGTATGAACAAGTTCGTGATGCAACAATTCGGGATCACATATGGAACTTTGCAGTTACTAGAGTTGAGCTTGCACAATCGGTAGACGCTCCAGCTTTTGAATTTGCCTTTCAATATCAAATACCGTCTGATTGTTTGCGGGTTTTGCAAATGGAATCAGCAAATATGGTTTATAAGATAGAAGGTCGCAAACTGCTCACTGATGAAGGCACAGCTAAAATTATGTATTTAGGCCGTGTAACAGACGTTAATGAATATGATTCAATGTTTGTTGAAGCATTATCAGCACGTTTAGCTGCTGAATTAGCAATTACATTGGCAGAAAGTAATAGCCTATACCAAAACATGATGGAAATGTATCGTCTTAAAGTTGCAGATGCACGATCAGCCGATGCACAAGAAAGCGGATATTCAGAAGTCATTGCAGACACATGGCTAGACAGCAGAATAAACTATGCTGGCGGTTTAACTGTTAGCGTGAATGGAACCACTTAATGCCTCGCTCTGCACCTATAATAACTAATTTTACGGCTGGTGAATTATCACCTCGTTTAGATGGTCGCGTCGATCTTCAAAAGTATGCGAATGGGTGCAAAACATTAGAAAATATGATTGTACAAAAACACGGCCCTGCGTCCAGGCGTGGCGGTTTTTATTTTTCTAATGAAGTTAAAGACAGCACAAAAAAAACTCGCATTTTACCTTTTGAATTTAGTGTTTCTCAAGCTTATATGATTGAGTTTGGCGATCAATATGTTCGCTTTTATAAAAATTACGGCAGAATTGAATCTGGCCCATTTGCTGAAGTATTTTCGTCTGAATTTAATGTTGGTGCAGCATATGAAGTTTCGACACCATATCTTGAAGACGAATTGTTTGAAATAGTAATTACGCAATCAGCAGACATATTATACATTGCACATCCAAACCATGAGCCAAGAACTTTATCAAGACTTGGAGATACCAACTGGACTCTTGCAGAAATTGAGTTTTTAGATGGCCCATATGACTCTGTAAACGCCACTGATACGACTCTTGGGCTATCAGCTACATCAGGTAGCGTAACTGTAACAGCATCAGCAGTGACAGGGATAAACAACGACACAGGGTTTCAAACTACTGACATAGGTCGTATTATTCGTTTTGAAGATGCTGGTAATAATTGGACTTATTTATACATTACGGCTAGGGCTGACACGACTCATGTTACAGCCACTATTAAAGGGCCAAATGCGTCAGCTACTACTGCGCAAACAGGTTGGAGATTAGGCGCTTTTTCTTCAACAACTGGATTTCCATCTGTTGTAACATTTTTTGAACAAAGGTTGGTTTTTGCGGCTACTACTAACAGGCCGCAATCAATGTTTTTTTCTGTTTCTGCTGACTACACTAATCATGCACCAACAGACGCTGGTGGAGATGTTTTAGATGACAGTGGTTTTGTTTACACGATAGCTACTGATCAGGTTAATACTATTCGCTGGATGAGGGCTGGTAAGGTTTTATCTGTAGGAACGGCTGGCGGTGAATTTATTGTTTCTCAGGGTGATAATAACAGCCCTATTAGTCCAACTAATACTCGCGTTGTTCGTCAAACTACTTTTGGAAGTGCAGCTGTAACGCCCCCACAAGTAGGTAACTCTGTTTTGTTCTTGCAACGTGCAGGGCGCAAAGTTCGTGAATACGTTTACCAATTTGAAACTGATGCTTATACAGCTCCAGATTTAGCAATTTTAGCCGAACACATTACCGAAAGTGGCGTTGTTGAAATGGCGTATCAGCAAGAGCCTGATTCTATTGTATGGATGGCAAGGACTGATGGTACGCTTTTAGGCATGACATATGAACGTGCGCAAGATGTGATAGGATGGCATCGACACACTGTAGGCGGTACAAATGCAAAAGTTGAAAGCGTTGCGGTAATACCAAACCCAACAGGAACAGCCGATGATTTGTGGGCTGTAATACAAAGAACAATAAACGGTGTGTCGGTACGTTACGTTGAGTTTATGACTCAAGGTCTTACAGAAGGGCAGACAGACACAACAAATGCAACATTTGTAGACAGTATGTTGACTTATACAGGAGGTGCAGTTTCTTCTGTGTTTGGTCTTGGTCATCTTGAAGGGCAAGTTGTAACAGTATTAGCTAATGGTGCAGCACACCCTGACAGAACCGTATCAAATGGTTCTATTACATTAAATAGCAATTATGAGGTTGTACACGTTGGCTTGCCTTATACATCTACATTGCAGACTATGAGAATTGAAGCTGGTGCAAAAGACGGCACTGCGCAAGGCAAGAAAAAACGTGTATCTAGAATTACTTATCGCCTTTTCAAAACTTTAGGCTTAAAACATGGGCCATCATCTGATAGACTTGACATTGTACCGTTTCGGTCTAGTGCTGATGAAATGGATGCTGCACCACAATTATTTACAGGAGATAAAGAAGTGGAATTTCCACGTAATTGGGATAAAGATGCGTTTATAGTTTTAGTGCAAGACCAACCCTTGCCTTTTACTGCTTTGGCAATCATGCCAGAATTAAACACGACGAAGGTGTAATATGTGTATGGGGCCTGAATTATTTGTTGCATTAGGAGCTAGTGCAGGAACTGCGTCAACTTTGGCAACTGTTGGTTCTGTTGCTATGGCTGGCATGACTGGTTTATCAGCATTAGGTTCTATGGAGCAAGGCAAACAAATGCAACAGATGGGCGAATATAATGCCCAAGTTGCACAAAACCAAGCAATAGCTTCTAGACAAAAAGCAGATTTTGATTTGAAGCAGCAAAAACGTCAAGCGGCTCAATTTAAGGGTACGCAACGTGCTGGTATGGCTGCAACAGGTGGCGAATTATTAGACATGGGCGACGTTAAAGATATGTCTGCAACCGATTTAGAACTTGAAGCACTAGGCATTAAATACGGAGCAACTATGGATCAAACAGCAGCGCAACAACGTGCTACCCTTGCAAGGATGGAAGGTGCGGCTGGAAAACAAAAAGCATATAGCGAAGCTGGAAGCACTCTTTTAACTGGGGCCAAATCTGGCTTAGCTTTATTGTAGGAAAAAAAGATGGTTACTGTAGTAAAAACAAAACCGACACAAACAATTCAAGGCACAACAGGCCAGCAATTTATGACTAAAGCTGCCCTTTCTGAGCCTATGGCTTTGACGCTTGGGAAGGCTGGTGTGCAAGCAAGTGAAGCATTAGCGGCTGCGGATACAAGAATACAAAACAGAGTAGACATAATAAGTTCATCTAAGCTGGCTGACAATTTTGAAACAGAAACATTAACAAGTTATAATGCAGCTATTGAAGCTGGTGATATAATTGATCCAAATAATCAAACTATACCAAATTTTAATACAGAACAAGAAGCTCGCATACAAAGAAGTTTATCTCAATTCACAGGAAGATCAGATGCAAAAGCAAGGTTAGAGGCTACTTTACGAAATCGTGCAGGTGCATATAACAGTCAGATTATACAAGTTCAAAACAATGCAACGAGAGAATATATAGGTACAAAAGCAAACACAGAAATTGCAACATTAGCACAAACAGTCACAAACAACCCAGAAAAACTAAGAGATGCATTCGATTCAGTTGGAATTATTGTAGACAAATACAGAGATGCTCTTGACCCAACCTCAGAAAAACAAATTGAAGAGGCTGGAAGGTCTTTAATTATGGAGCAAGCTGCGAGTGGGTTAATAAACCGTGGACAATGGAAAGATGCAAATGCTCTTATTTTAGATAATCCATTGCTAATGAAATATTTAGAGCCGTCTAAAAGAGAAGCATTAAATAGGCAAATATCCGTTTTTGCACAAGCAGAAGCAAAATCACAACTTGAAATACAAACAAAATTTTTAACTGTAAAAAGATTAAAAAAGTCAGGTTTACCTTTAACACGGTCGCAAGAAGTTGCCTATGTTACAGGATTGCCAGAAAAAGAAACTATAGGAGACAAAGTTTTACAGTCAATGAAAGCATTTAAAATAAATGATGAACAATTCGATGCATTGCCTTTACCACAACAAGCAGCACTAGGTGGATTAACAATACCAGATACTAGTCAAGATTTATCGAAACAATATGATAAAAATGGGAAAATAACGCCATTTGGCGCAACAAAACAAATTGAGCCGTTTTTTAAAGACGCAATTAAAATAAACAAAAACATTACAGGCATACGATCAGCATATAAAAGCTGGGAAGAAGGAAACAAGGCTGCTGGCTTGTTGGTTCTTATTCAGTTTTTAAAATTAGCTGACGGTGGAACGGCTGTTCGTGGAGAAGATATTGATTTAGCAGAAAGCACTTTGTCATCATATGCTAAATTTCAAAAAGTTGTAGAACAAACAGTAGAAGGTCAAGCTGTTTCTGATGCACTTGTTGTGGAAGCAATGGCAGCGTCAGAATCCTTTACATCAAAAGCCTTTGAAGTGTCTAAAGGCTATGTTGACGATGTTATGGAAGCAAATACTTTTACAAAAGCACAAATTGGAATATATCCAAAAACATACGAGGCATTGTTTGGTAATGTTAAAACTTTACCTAAAGGCGAAAAACCAAAAGAACCAATAAAAAAAGAAAAATCTAAACCAACAGGTAACCCGCCAAAAGTAAATGAATCTGAGGTTATTACTGTTACAAGAAACGAAGATGGTACAATTACAATAGGCAATTAATATGGCTGACGTTGCTACACAAGAACTACTTGGCGAACAAATTGACGTTGATAATGTCGTTAGTGCTTTAGGTTCTTTAGTGTCTGAAAATCAGCAAAATGATACATTGCCGAT